GTTGGGATGGAATTCCTGCGAAGCAAAGGACGAGAGCAAGGAGGCGTGATGGCAGATTACCGCGACTTATGTGCAAGCTGCGTGGTGAAGCCAGCATGTGAGGTTGAAGATGCCGATCAGTGACGCGACCCGCCGCGAGGTGATGGAACGAGACGAAGGCCACTGCCAGTTTTTCCACCGCTCGCCAGTTCCCGCCGATCAGATATCCCACAAGGACCACCAAGGCAGAGGCGGGCTTCCTCCCACGCACTGGAAGAACTTGCCGCCGAATCTAGCAGCATCGTGTGGCGAGTGTCATGCGCGATTCCATCAAGGGCGGGTGTACGTGTGGGAAGAGTTCATTGCGCCGACGAATCTGAGATGGCCCAGAGAAGTAGTGAACTTCGATGAGAATGGGATAGCTGATTGCGAAGGCCTCATGCAGATCCGCGCCCCGAATGGCCGCGTCGTTCCTCAGTCTGATCTTTGGTTCTACGTCCGCTGGGATTGGAAGGAAGCCGAATCGAAGTCGGAAAAGCTCAAGGCCCTGATTCAGCAAGAGCGCCTCGCCGCGTGGAAGGTTGCTGAATATCTCGCATGGTTCAAGGACAAGGGCGTTGCGCCTGCGGTTGGAAGTGAGGACTACCTAGACCTCGGGGCATCGCTTGGCCTGTCCAGCGCAGAGGTCAAGAAGCGCATCCGCGTGAATGGCTTCCGTGGCGACAGTCAGGACATGAACGCGCTAGACATCGACGTAGCCGACAGGCTGCGCAAGATACCGGAAGACGATCTATCCGAGGTCGCTGGATGGTTCGCTGAGTTACCCCCAGCAGAAGCCTGGTCGTTATTCAATGAGAAGTATCCGGGCCCTGAAAGGCAGAAGAAGTACCGCACTTTCACCGGCTCTTATCGCGAGGTGAGCGCGGCGACGGATGAGGAAGTTGAGATCCGCCCAGGAGAGATCGTCCTGAAAGGCGGCTCTGTGATTGCGGGTGTGAGGCAGGAGGTAGATGATGTATGAACCGCTACAGGTAAAGAAGATCGACATGGACAATGGCACGGTCAGGCTAGAATTCACCCTATCGCGTGGCGATCAGATCAGGATGCTGAAAGGCGATAAGTTTCACGCCATTACTGTGGACGACTTCAGGCCAGGAGTAGGTGGGCGGGTCGTGTTGATGTTCCCAGACGGCGACAAGATCTATTGCAGAGGAGAGTTTGAAAGCGAAGACGAAGACGGCGCAGACGTTACAGTTGCTGGCGACGTAGTGAATGTTTGGAGAGACAAGGAGGACCACGATGCCGACGAAACTAGAACTTGAGAAGGCACTGAAGAAACTCAACAAGGAGAACGAGCAATTACGCGAGACCATTGATACGCTATCCGATTCCGTCAGCCGTATCATCAGCAGCCGCAGCGTCAGCATAGGCAATCGTGCCAGTGAACTGAGGCAGGCTGATGGATTAGCCAACGATGGGGCCGCAGAGTACGTCGATCGACTTCGATCAAGCGGGCGAGCGGTTGCCAGCGGTGAGATAAATGAATTCCTAGGCACGGTCAGGCTAGAATTCACCCTATTCCCATCTTCTGGCTGATCGTTGCGATTATTGACGGGCATCAGCGGTTGAATGTATAATGCAATCGCGGGAGGCCTTTTCAGGGGCAATTCGTTGTCTGTCTTTGAGCTGGACGGGCCGACCGCAACCTACTCAAAGGGGTGATGTAATGAATGAGACAACCACACAGATAGATGGAATTCGCGGGCAGGCGGAAGCACTGTGTGAGGCCATCAAGGGTATGGACTTTGAAGAGCAAGTATCAGTTCTTAATGATGTTCGTGAGATGTTGCATGAAGCGGGGCCATTCTCTAAGGAGCCGGTGGATTGTGTTCTTTGGGTTCCATTCGCTTCAATAGAGGCAAACAACTATAACCCAAACCAGGTAGCCCCTCCTGAAATGAAGCTTCTTGAACACTCCATCCAGGAAGACGGCTATACGCAGCCGATTGTTTCTTGGACGCGCGGAGATTCTTACGAAGTAGTAGACGGATTCCACCGTAACCGAGTGGGGAGAGAAAGCCTTCTCGTGCAAGCGCGAATCCAAGGGTACTTACCGCTGTCAGTCATCAACGTTGATCGACAAGATCGTGGAGACAGAATAGCGGCAACGATTCGCCATAACAGGGCCAGGGGGAAACACCGCATTGATTCAATGTCAGAGATTGTCGTTGAACTCAAGCGCCGCAATTGGTCAGATAAAAAGATTGGACGCGAGTTGGGAATGGACCCAGACGAAGTATTGAGGCTTGCCCAAATAAGTGGCCTTGCAGAGATGTTCGCAGACCAAGAATTCACAGAGGCGTGGGAAGCGGATGTATCAGTTATTAATATGGACGACTCGTTGGCGATTGGAGACACAGCATGAAACAGATCTACCACCATTATAGCGAGTGGGAAGAGCATAAATACGGAATGTGGCGAAATGTCCACGGCAGCAAGCGCGAAGAGCTATTGGAAGCGGCTATTCAGTTCACAGGGGATGCGGAGCTATACGGGGAGTGGATGTTGAAAGTTATAGAAGAATGGCCTATATCCTGCGAGCAGAACTTGACTTGTTCAAGCATCAATAGGCAAGCATGGATTGGTCACGCCGCTTGTTGCCTTGCCACGGATTGTCCGGAAGATATAACTAGATGGGCGTGGGGCTTCTTGTCAGAAGAACAACAGGACAAAGCTAACGCGAAAGCCGACGAAGCTATTTTGAAATGGGAGCAAGAACATAATGCGAGGCAAGAACAGTCGCCGTTATTGGAGGGGAAATGCCAAAAACGAAGCTAGGCATAAACGTCCTCGCGGCTGCTCGCGAACGGATCTCATGGACTTTCGATAATTTTGAGAGAGTGTACGTCAGCTTCAGTGGAGGTAAAGACAGCACGGTTATGTTGCACCTTGTGATGGATGAAGCGATTAAGAGAGAGCAAGAGGTCGGCGTGTTGTTTATTGATCTTGAGGGCCAGTACAAGCTAACGATAGACCATATCAGGCTGTGCTATGAATTATATGCCGACAACACAAAGCCTTTCTGGGTCGCCTTGCCGATTCATCTTCGCAATGCTGTGAGCGTATACGAAGCGTTCTGGAAGTGCTGGGATAAAGACAGGGAGGATGCTTGGATACGCGAGATGCCGAGAGAGGCTATATCTAGGAATGATTCGTTCCCTTTCTTTCATTCCGGGATGGAGTTTGAAGAGTTTGTCCCCGAATTCGGGGCGTGGTATGCTAATGGCGAGCGGTGTGCTTGCTTCGTCGGTATACGATCTGATGAAAGTCTCAACAGGTTTCGGACGATTGCGAGTAGAACGAAAGAGGCTTTAGATGGCAGGCAGTGGACAACGCGAGTAATCGACAAAGTGTACAATATCTATCCGGTCTACGATTGGAAGACATCGGACATCTGGGTATACCATTACAAGAATCCAGACAAGCCATACAACGAGCTATACGACTACATGAACAAAGCAGGGCTGACGCCACACCAAATGAGGATTTGCCAGCCCTACGGAGACGATCAGCGACGCGGCCTGTGGCTATTCCACATCATAGAGCCAGAAACGTGGGCGCGTGTGGTGTCGCGAGTAAACGGAGCTAATGGTGGGGCAATGTATGTTCAGGAGTGGGGCAATATCAACGGCTACCGGAAGATAACCAAGCCGCCCGGACATACCTGGGAGAGCTTTTCTAAGTTACTCGTGTCTTCTATGCCGCCGAAGACTAAGGAACACTACGAAAACAAGATCATACTATTCAACAGATGGTGGATGGAGCGCGGCTATCCTGAAGGGATCCCCGACGAAGCAGACTATGCGCTAGAAGCGAAAAGGAAGGTTCCGTCATGGAGAAGAGTTTGCAAGTCACTGCTGAGGAACGACTATTGGAGCAAAGGGCTGGGCTTTTCACAGCACAAAAGCGAAGCGTATCAAAAGTATCTGGCCTTGATGAAAAGGCGGCGGGAAGCGTGGAGGATGGATCTATTCGCGCCAAACCAGATTTCGGAAACGGATGGGGGCCAGTGTGACAATCTACCAGCAGATCGAAGCGGAGATTCAGAGCGCCCGGAAGAAGTTCCCAGCGTTTCACAGCCAGCATGAGGCGTATGCTGTTATACTGGAAGAGCTTGACGAGTATTGGGAACTTGTCAAGCGCGACGAAGATGGACGAAAGGAACTGATCCAAGTTGCCGCGATGTGTGTTGCGGCGATAAGGGAGTGCAAATGCCAGGCGAATCAAAAACCTGCAAGCTAACGGATAAGCAACAACGATTCGTAGAGGAATATCCGGTAGACTTGAATGCAACACAAGCGGCTATACGGGCCGGGTATAGCGCCAAGACCTCGCGACAGATCGGGGCAAACTTGTTGTCAAAAGTGTACATCCAAGAAGCTCTTGCTGTAATCATGGAAGAGAGATCAAAGCGCACTGAGATCACTGCCGATATGGTGTTGAAGGAATTGGCACTGCTTGGCTTTGCGAACATGAAGGACTACATCAGAATCGGACCAGACGGCGATCCATTCATTGACCTATCCGGCCTCACAAGGGAGCAGGCAGCCGCGATCTCCGAGACGTTGGTTGAGGACTACTTCGAAGGTAGAGGAGAGAATGCCCGCCAAGTGCGCAAGGTGAAGATCAAGTTCCACGATAAGAAGGGCGCTTTAGTGGACATCGGGAAGCACCTTGGCATGTTCGTTGATCGGAGCGAACTCGACGTGAAGATCAAAGGCCCGTTGGTGATCGTGCGAGGAGCGAAGAAAGAGCCAGAAGATGAATGAACCCAAGGAGGCTGTTGTGACTAGTGCGCGTAGAGAACTTGCAGTTATCAAGGGACGTTATGCCAACCGAAGCGCCTGAGAAGACCGTCACCGCCTATTGGTTCCAGGACGCGACTCTCACCGCTGTTGATGAGGGCAAGCGTTACATCATCATGCTCTGTGGGACCGGCTCCGGGAAAACGTGGTGGATTCCTGCCTGGCTATCCTACCTCATCATGCGTGACCATGAGGCTGGGAATGGGAAGGGCGCACGCTACCTAGCCATCGGATGCACGGGCGACATGGTTAACGATATGATCCTGCCCGAGATTGAGGAGCGATTCAGGGACACCGAGCTTGAGGGGCATTACCACATCAGCGGGCGGCGATATGAGCTGCCCACAGGTGGCAACATCTACATGCGCTCTGCCGAGAAGCCGTATCGCATCGAAGGGCATCACGTGAGGGGCGCTGTCTTGGATGAGCCCAGCGAGATGAAGTCCCTCATCTGGCCGATCATCATGCGGCGAACCGCGTTCTACGAAGCGCCTGTCCTGTTTACTGGCTACCCTACGAACATGGGCTGGTACTACGAGAATCTGTATGTTCCTTGGACAAAGGGCGCGGACAATATCGTGGTAATCGAGGCACCATCAACCGCGAATCCCGAATACCCACGAGAGGAGTTCGACAACGCAAAGGCGACTCTGCCGACGTGGCTGTTTGAGATGGCCTACCTCGGCAAATTTCGCAAGCCGTTCGGTCTTGTGTATCCTGACTTCGGGGACCACCTCTACGTCGATCCGTTCGAGATACCCGACGACTGGCCCACCTACGCTATCGTCGATCCTGCTGTGCACTACGGCGGCCTGTTCATGGCGTGGAATCGTGGGACGTACTACGTCTATGATGAGTACTACGAAGAGGAAGTGAAGTCTGCTCGCGAGTATGCCGAGGCGATGCTTGCCAAGATTGAGGGGATCAACCAAGGATGGCTATACGATCCGGCGCGATTGACCGACGTTGTGAACTTGATGACATATGAAGAGTGTCCAGAGTGCGGTGAGGAGTTGCATACGGAATCATACCCATATATCTGTCCTCACTGTTCGTCTCGAATCGCTCGCCCGCTTCAATGTGGCTCGTTCTATAAGTCGATGAATGCAGTCAGACCGGGTATAATCACGGTAACCGGCATCATCAAGTCAGGACGGCTGAAGGTGATGCGCGGCAAGTGTCCTGTCTTCGTTGATCAGATGGCTAAGTACCGATGGCAAACGGACCCGGTAACGGGCAAGGTGGTAGACAATGCCGAGAAGCCCATCAAGAAAAACGACGATCTTCCCGACTGTCTTCGCTATGCTCTTCACACATTGGAGTCCGCACCGCTTGAGGAACGGGGCGTGATGGGCGTTGATTTGGATGAGGAGATAAGTCCGTATTGATCATTGACAAGGAGGATTAATGGAAGAGGAGCTGAGGTGTGAGCGGCCTACGAAGTGAGCGCTGCAAGACAGCCACGCTACAGGGGCGCAAGAAGATATCGAAGCGATTCCTACGCAAGATGCAGTCTGGGACGCTAGGCCGATTCTGCCGCCCTGAGAACTACAAAGGCGCGAAGCCGGACATAGGGCGAAACGATCCTTGCATCTGTGGGTCGGGGTTGAAATACAAGAAGTGCTGCGGGAGGTAGAATGGCAAAGGGTTGTCGTAACTATCCAATCATGGTACTAGCCGAGATGGTTGACGAGTTCGACCTAGAGCAACCGGAACCAGGCCGCGAGACAACGGCGTTCATCAAGCGTTGGAAGAGGAAGGAACTTGCGGTTGAGCATAAGTCGTCAACTCATCTCACCATCGCCATGAGAGGCATCAACCACGCAGAGATCCAGAACATCCGCGAGACGAAGAAATGGCGAGACGAACAACGCGAGAAGCTGAAGCGAGGGCAGCGCAAGGCTGGGCGGATTGGCAGGCAGACGACTGCTCGGCAACGCGATACACGCGGTCGGTTCGTAAGGTTCAGGAGAAAAGCGATCAGAGACGGGACGTTTGCCGTGGAGATTAAGTGAGGAAAGCACTTGCACAACAGCCGCAAGTGTGCTACAAATAGGTATCGCATGTGACATGGAGATCTTATGACCGAACACGCCGAACCGACTGTCGCATCGTTGAGTGAAGAACTCCGCGTGATGCGAGACAACTACTCAGAGGCAATCACCGAGCTAGAGCTTGCGCTTGAAGATGTCGGGTGGAACAAGCTATCCGGCGCTGACGAGCGTGAGTTTACCCGTGATGGACTACGCAAGATCTGCAAGAACTCGTTCCTGTTCTACGAGAAGAACCCACTGATTGGCCGCGCCGTTGATACGCAGGCACACTACGTCTTTGGGCAAGGCGTGACCATCAAGGCCGCTCACCCGCTTGTCGATGAAGTGGTGCAGACGTTCGTTAACGACCGCAAGAATAAGAAAGTGTTCTCGTCCGTCATTCAGTTGGCGAAGCTAGAGAAGGATGCGAACATCGACGGCAACCTGTTCTTTGCGTTGTTCCGTAACAATGAGGGACAGGTGAGGGTGAGCACCATCGTCTTCGATGAGATCTGGGATACGATAACGAACCCAGAAGACCGGAACGAGGTGTGGTTCTATGAGCGCCGATGGACTCAGAAGCGCGATTCATCCGGGCGCTTCGTGGCCACGGGGAAGATGTTCACAGAATATTATCCCGACTGGGAATATCGGCCAGCGAATCAGAAGCCGACATACAACGGCAAGACGGTCCACTGGGAGAGTCCAGTTTATCACGTTGCTGTCAACCGTGTCCTAAATCAGAAGTTCGGACTTTCTGAAATCTATTCCGCGCAGGATTGGGCGCAGGCTTACAACAAGTTCCTGCAGAATTGGGCGACGATTGTTCGATCCTATGCTCGGTTCGCTTGGCAGATTACGAAGAAGGCAGGATCGGCTAGTCGGCTTGCGGTCAAGAACAAGCTGGACTCGAAGATCTCAAGCGGCCAATATCAGCCATCACCGGCAACAGCCGGGGTTGCTATTACTGATGACGCTACAAAGATGCTGCCGTTGCGTACAGCGGGCGCAACGACGTCGGCAGAAGACGGACGGCGGTTGTTACTCATGGTTTGCGCGGCCACGGGATTGCCTGAGACGTTCTACGGCGACGTATCTGTGGGCACCCTAGCAACCGCGCGTTCGTTGAATCGACCGACTGAGCTGGCTTTCTCCCTGAGACAGCTATTGTGGGAGACGGTCATCGAGGGCATCTGCGAGTACGTGATTCGATCCGTTGCTGAGGTTGGATACACAAGCGATGATCCGAATGTGAAAGGCACACTATCCGGCGAGTGGGAGCCTGATGCCTGGGAAGAGGAGACATTCGTTTTCGATACCGAGAACGAGAATCCCGACCTAAGAGGAAAGCCGATTGATACTACCGTCAACGTGGACTTTCCCAAGTTGGTTGAAGACGATCAGAAGGCCCAGGTTGATGCTATCGTGGCATCTGCTACGTTGAATGGCAGTCCGTTTGCTGGGACAATCGACGCCAAGTACACGACCGAGCGATTGCTGAGGGTGCTTGGTGAAACGTCCATTGAAGAGGTGATAGAGAAGTTATTCCCCGAAGGCGAGGAGCCGGAAGCCGTCGCCGTAGCTGGCGCGGTGCAGGATCTGCAGCAAGCGATTGAAGCGATGAGCGAAGCCCGCGAGATTCCTATCAGCGAAGTGGTGACGGGGCTTGCCGGGGCGTTCATCGAAGCGGTGAAGAGCAAGGAGGCGGAATGACCAGAGACGAAGTGATGGCGATGACGGATGAGGAATTGCGGATCAAGGCCGCTGAATTGTTGGGATGGACGATGTGTTTTTACAACGATATAGGCGCGGGTGGCATTCCTCCTGGATTGGAATCCACATCAGCAATCCCCGACTACCCGAACAACATCGCGGTGGCGTGGGAGTTGATCGAGAGGGGCGTGGACTACGCAGTCTATTTCCCGGGCGCACGCGGCAAAGACGACATTTGGGCGCGAATGGTGTTGGTAGATCGAGAGTGTGGAGAACGATCGGGCGATTGTCCCGGTGATCTATCTGCCCCGCGCGCCATCACCCGCGCATTCATCCTAGCAATGGAGCCATCATGATCACCCTACAGAATCTCGAAACCAAGATCGAAACACTCAAGGGACGTGTGGGCACACTCGCCATTGAGAAGCTGCAATGCCTTGAACGCGCCGAGTTGACATCCGCCGCGATAGCCGAAGAGACGACGCAGATTGCGATCCTGCTGAAGGTGTTCGATGCGCTGATGGAAGACCTGAAGAAAGATGAATCCGCTGAGGCGTCGATGATGGAACAGATTGAGTCGATGGCGTCGAAGATACTCAACCTCGAAGGTGATATTGCAGCGATGATGTCGGCAAGCAAGGAGAACGATGAAGAGGGGGAATCTGTGATGACACCTGACTAGGACTGAATGCTTGACCCGCGTATCCAAATGCACGGCCTCTCTCGTGGAGGCCGTTTCTGTGTTGCAGAAGAAGCGAGACACAGATCGCATGGAGAAAGCAGTGGGGGCGTGGTTCAGGCGACAGGGCAAAGAGGTGGCGAAGCGGTTACCGAGGATGAAGAAATGGTTTGCCGAGTCCGCGACTAGCGACATCGACAGCATCTTAGACGATGTCTTCAAGGTGACGGTGATGAACGGCGAGGAGATCTTCCAAGCTGGATTGGTCCCTGCTGTGAGTCAAGGATACACGGCAATGGCCGAGGAAGTCGGGATGCAAGCGGCGTTCGAATTGAAGCAACCGGAAGCTGTGAAGTGGGCGAAGGTTCAAGCGGCTAAGGATGTTGCGGATGTTAACGATACGACCAAGAAGCGCATCGGGAACATGGTGACTCGTGGCCTTGAGAAGGGGGCCAGCTACGATGAGGTAGCGCGGCAGATTACGAAGCAGTTTGGCGAGTTCGCTGTGGGGAAGCCACAGGCGCACATCCAGTCAAGGGCTCATCTTGTAGCGATCAACGAGAACGCAGTGGGGTATGCACACGGTGAGACGACGCTGATTGATGAGATCGAGGCGACGGGGATTCGGACTGAGAAGAAATGGCAGACGGTAGGCGACAATAACGTGAGCGATGGATGCCAGGAGAACTCGGATGCTGGTTGGATTCAGTACGATGAAGATTTCCCAAGCGGCGATCAGACGTATCCTCGCTTTCCGGGCTGTCGGTGTTCTGTTTTGAGACGTGTATCAAGGGAGGGTTGACGTGAATTCGTTGAAAGAGGCGCTGCGCGAGGCGTTGGACGAAGACGACAAGACGGCGACTGCGTGGCTGGTAGAGGCGAAGAGCTACACGAAACTGAACGAGGATGTCGGGAACGCTGTCAGACAGTTGACATCGGGCGATGCGTATTCTTACGTCGTGGAGCTGTTCGATGATTTTGTCATCTATGAGACAGGCGGAGATGGCAATCCGACGAAATACTTCAAGGCGCTCTATACCGTTGGTGTAGACGGCAAGGTGACTTTGAGCGGGGCGGTTGAGGTGGAGAAGGTGACGACTTACCCGACGACAACGAACACCGAAGCTGGTAAACCAGTCGCGGCGTCATTCGTCGAACAGGCGGGGCAGCTTATCCCGTGGGAGGGAGAATGAAATTCATCAACGAGGACGGAATAGCGCGGGTGCGGGTGATCAGTCCTGGCCAGGGATCATCGGCCTACTACAAAGAGGAACAGCTTGCCCGTGATGTTCATGCGTTCGACGGGGGACAGGTGTACGTCGATCATCCTGGATTGAAGGAACGAAAGGACCGGCCCGAGAGATCGCTTAGGGATCTTGTCGGCCCTATCATCGGCACACCTACCTACGACAAGAACGGGCCAGTGGGTCCGGGCATGTATAGCGAATTCCGAGTGGCGAAGCATTGGCGAGATTTTGTCGAAGAGCTGGGACCAGCTGTCTCGCTCAGAGCGGGCGGGAAAGCCACAACGGAATCTATCGGCGGAAAGCAAACGAAAGTCGCTGAAAAGTTCAATCCGGGTGCGGGGTATGACCTTGTGACCGTGGCGGGACGTGGCGGAAAGATGGTGCCGCTGTATGAAGCAGCGACGGCGACAGCAGACGAGAGAGTGAATGAGTTCATGGAGGCGGCTGCTTTCGTCGAAAGCGATGGACGTTCGGAAGAGGCACGATTCATGGAATGGTTGGACGAACCCAAAGGAGAGGGGGAACCGATGGAACTGAAAGAAGCACAAGAGAAGTTGACCGAGGCTGAGGGCCAGGTTACGACCTTGACCGAGGCTAATGAGACATTGACGACCGAGAATGCGCGGCTGGCAGAAGCATTAGCCTTGCGTGATGCGCGTGACATCATAGTTGAAGCGGTCAGCAAGAATGAGGAGTTGCCTGAAGTCACGCGGACGCGATTGGTTGAAACACTCACCAAGTCCGCTCCGATGAAGGAAGGCAAGCTCGATAAAGAGGCGCTGACCACGCTCATCGAAGACGGTATCAAGGTTGAGACAGATTACATCGAAAGCCTTGGACCTAAAGTAGCGCCAGGAATTAAGGGCATGGGCGAGAGTGGAGGATCGGAAGACACGGCAGAGATGCACGAAGCGCGTGTAGCCCGGAAAGCGGCGGCATACTTTGCCGAGAGAAAAGGAACGGACGAAGAGTGCAAGCGAATGGCTGAACTCTTCTACAGCTAGAGGGGGTAGAGATGCCTACATACGACATCTATGACAACACTAGTCAATCTGCTGGGACTGAGCTAAGTTCTGGCGGAGAAGGGCGGGTACTGACTTTTGAAGAGTCGCTGATTACTCACCCAACTCATGCGGACGGATTCGTTGACGGGAAAGATCCCGTGGTGGTTGGCAACATCGTCGGCGTGGCAATGTCCGGCGCAGCGGCTGCAACAGATCTGATTGCGGTCGATACTGAGGGGCTTTGGTGGCTGAATGTAGTTGCCTCGAATGATGGCGGCACATCCGCTATCTCACGCGGCGATCGAATCTACATCAATACCACGACCTGTGTTCTCAGCAAGATCGAAAGCGCTGAGACACAGATTCCATTCGGGACTGCGTTAGGCACGCTAGATGCGTCGGGGACTGCTGCTGTATTGGCGGTCAAGGTCCATCAAGATCCTACCTGGGAAGCACTAGGATATTCCAACGATAGTTACATCTGGGTTTCGGTTGATGGTGACGATGACGGTGATGGCTCGTTCTTCTTCCCGTATCTGACCCTTGCGACAGCGTTCGCAGCGGTTACGGATGCCAAGAAGAAGATTATGCTGATGCCTGGAACTTACACTTCCGCCGCATCGCTGGCCTTCCCGACAGGCGTGACAGATGTTCTTGTGACCGGACTTACGCCCGATTACGAATCGACGATCATCGACTGCACCGTGGGTGCTGAGGCGATTCTTGTCAAGCCGAGCGTAGCTATCGGGGCGAACAACTATCTGGCGTTCTTTGCGAATCTCACGATTTCGAGTGGCGCGGAGAATGTTGATGGAATCCGAATCGACAACACGAATATGACGGCGAGCAAGAAGCTCATTGTCACGTTCCGCGATTGCGGGTTCAGCAACGATACCGACACCGACTACTCGTTGGTCACGAACCATGCTGATGACGATTCCTTGATCAAGATCTACATGCACGGGAGAGGACTCGGAGGCAACAACATCGAAGGCCTGGTCTATATCGACTGTGCGAATATCGGCGATCGTTTCAAGGCCAACGGCATGAACTTCGAGGGCGGCGTTGAGTTCTCAACCGACACAGTTGCCTGTGAAAATGAGTTCTACGCTTGCGTGATGAAACTCAATGGTGGGGCTGGCGGTCAGGATACTCAACAGCTACGGGCCAACGGCTGCATTAGCCGAGATGGCATGACACAAGCAGCGGCGGCGCTGGGCGAATTTGCAGCAAATGCCGATGAAGCATTCTTGAGCTTGGCCTAGAATGTCTGCTAAGGAGACGCTTGTCCATAGGCTGAATGCTCTGAGAGCGGGTCTAGGCCAGTTGGCCTATTCCCGCCGCGAGCATCAGATCGAGATTGAGCGGATTGACGGCGACGTTGCGCAGATGGAAGCGCAGCAGATTGTGCTTGAAGCTACGCTCAATGAGATCGGCGTGGATGAGGAGAATGCTACAGCCTTGAAAGAGAAGGACAGGGAGGATGAGCGGAAGAAAAGGTCAGCACGAGCGAAAGCAGCAGCGGCGAAAAAGAAGAGGGAGACGCCCAAAGCGGCGACACGTAAAGGGAAAGGCACAACAGGTGCATAAGACCTACGTTCTCCCGGATGAGGATAGGTGACGAGATGGATCTTGCAAATACGTTTCAAGAAGCAGGACTAGATTGGAAGGGATGGGAGCCGGTCAATCGACGGTTCACGGAACAACAGCTTGAGCGTGGTATGGACTTGATCAACAACAAGGCCGGATTGCGCCCACGCAGACATGCTCTTGTCATGGAGGAAGCTGTCACAACGACCGATTTCCCGTACCTGCTTGGTACGACTATCGAGCGTGAGATGATGGCGCAGTATGGCATTGTGCAGCCAGACTATGAGGCATACACGAAGACCGGAACGGTTCCGAACTTCCTGACGCATACGCGGCATCGTCGAAACGGCGGACGTGGTGTGTTGCGGAATGTGACTGAGAAGGGCGAGTACCTTGTTACGCCTAGCTCGGCAACGCGATACACGCGGTCGGTTCGTAAGGTTGGTGAGCAGTTCGACATCAGTTGGGAAGCGTTGATCAACGATGGAATGGGCGCGTTCAATGACATCGCAGAAGACTATGCGAAGATGGCAGTCAACACGAACCACGCAGAAGTGACGGGCCTGATTGCTGATGCGACTGGGCCTGACGTGCTTCTGTTCGGTGCTCCGATTGCTGACGTTGACGGTGTGAACGTGACGAACCTCGGAGCGTTGGCGCTTACTATTGCGAACCTGGAAACGACAATGGGCTTGATGGCTGCACAGACGGACGTTAACGGACGCCCTCTGAGCATTCGCGGATTACATCTAGTCGTTCCGGTTCAGTTGGAATTCCAGGCTAGAGCTGTTCTTACGTCTGCGCTGAAGCAGTGGACTGAGGTTGGCGCTGGTGGCGGTATTCCAGTCCCTACCACGAACATCGTTCCACAGCTAGGCATTCAGCTCCATGTCGATCCTTGGTTGGCTCAGATTGACGCGAGCGGCGATGTTGCTACTACGTGGTATCTGTTCGCTGATACGTCTTTCAACTACGCTATTGGTCTTGACCATCTGCGTGGACATGAAGGGCCGAAAATCTGCATGAAGGCGAGCAATAAGGTCACTCTGTCCGGTGCTCCGATTTCTCCGTTCGACGGTGATTTCGAGTCTGACAACGTGATGTTCAGGGTGCGTTTGTGTCTTGGTGGAAACTACCTAGACCCACGATGTGCCTACGCACAAGTAGGATAGATCGCCAGATATAGAGGGGATACTCGGCTTGGAATGGGACAAATAAGCTAACACAGGAGCCTAAAGCAACTGGCCGAGTATTCCTTGCGGCGAAGGAGTAGATATGACTTTTACCTACGATCTGGCAACTGACAGAGGCAAGGTCAGGCTGTTGATTCAGGATACAGATTCAACATACGAGTTCTATTCCGACGCTGAGATTGACGCCTTCATTACGTTGGCTGGTGATCTTGATGGCGATACGGTCTTCAACGCTTCGGCTATCGCGCTGGAATCGTGGGCATCGAATCAGGTGCTAATCTTGAAGGTCGTTACGTTGCTTGACGTTGAAGTGGATGGCGCAAAGGTATCGGCTGAGATGAGGGCACGGGCGGCTGCTCTAAGATCTGATGCGATCACGTCTTCGTCTGATGCTGGATTCGAGGTAGCTGAAATGTTGCTGGGGCATTGGAGCTGGGTTGAGCAAACGGTGAATGAGGCATTGGAGGACGTGTAGAAGTAGGGTCAATGCGTTTGAGGGGCTTTAAGGGGCCTCTCAATAGATCGGCCTGAAACGCAGAGGGGATCATGACTAGAGCGATTTTCGACCCCAGAATGATGACAGAGCTGGCGGATTACTTCCCATCGCTATGCACCATTCAACAGAATGAGGGGGTTGAGGATGATTACGGCCAGATTGTCGATGATTGGCAAGCGGTCGCCGGTCATTCTGATATCGCTTGCGCTCATGGTCCAAACAAGGGACGAGAAGTCAAGCAGTCCGACCAGACTTACGTTGTATCAAACTACACGCTATCCCTGAGAGGCTACTATCCGACGATCACAGAGAAGATGAGGGCGGTCATTGATAGCGTAGTGTTTGACATTTTGCTGGTTCAGTGCGATAGCCACGGTGTGACGACAAGAATACTGACAAGTGAGGTGACGTAATGGACAGCAATATGACGAGCTTTGTCTCGAGTGCTCCTGCGGGGAGTTTCCTCCTGAAGGACGACATTGCGACCGAAGCCCTGCTGTATGTCTCGGCGGGGCTATCCATTGGCATGTCGAATGGCAGCCGATTACTGATGATGGATTCGTTGAGGCTGCGTAACAGAACTTGAGAGAGGGCGGTCACTAGACATGATTAGGATGGAAGTGAAGGGCGCAGACAAGCTAATGGCGAAGTTTGAGAAGATCAAAGCCGAGATGTACAAGGGCTTTGGTGCGGCTCTGCTTGCCGGTGCGTTTCCTGTGTCGAATGACGCGAAAGAGAATGCGCCCTACCTCACCGGAAACCTGAGACGGTCGTATCACATCGGGACGAAGACACGAGACATCACGAAACCACAGGCGACTGACGGGGCATACCAGCCTGTGGATATGAGCGCGGTATCTCAAGTGGCAAACTCATTGAAGACGAGAGGCAAGGCAGAGATCCTAGTCGGGACCGATGTTGTCTATGCTCCGCCGCAGGAATTCTTGCACAAGCCTCACCTTAGACCGGCGCTGGATAACAACCGGAAAGAAGTCAATGACGAAGTGAAGCGAGCGGTCCAGATGTTGGTCAAGAAATGGACGGCAACATGAGCCCATTCGTGACGATACGAACCCTCTTACTGGCAGACGAAGACGTGGCCGCGATCACGACCACGATTAAGCCGCGCGCGCCGCAGGGTGTTTCTGGCCCGTGGATCACGATCAAGAAGGTGAGTGGGAATCAGGATGACGTTCTAGATTATGCCCATCCGCGAATGCAGGTGACGGCATGGGCTGATACTTACGAAGCAGGAGAGGACTTAGCGACGGCGATAAGACAATGCCTTCAGAGGTACAAGGGGGTAGTCGCGGGAATGACGGTGACGGGGATTGTCTTTCTGAACGACACTCACGTCTACGATCCAGAGACAGGGCGGGAGACATTCCCGGCAGACTATAAAGTGAATTACTGGGAGGAATGAGATGGCCTACAAGCAACAGACAGACATACAGGATAGCAAGACTATCCGAATCGGATCGGTGAAGTTTGAGATCGGTCCGTATGGTGGAGGGTACACGGACGTTGGCGCGTTGGTAGATGCGTCGTTCAAGGAATCTTGGACAGATGTAATCGTGAAATCCGACAACGCGGGGATTATCGAAGAGGGTATCACGGATCACATCGTGACAATTAACGGAATATGGCAAGAGATCAACGTTGCCAATCTAGGGATTGCCTTCGCGGGGATTGGTACAGCGGACACGGTAACGACTGACCCTGTAGCTATTACTGACGAAGCAATCGTGTTGACCGACTACGACGCAACCGAATTGGAACACAAGAACGGTGACGGGTCCGAAGTGGCAAGCATCTCAGTCGATGATGCAGCGACGGCGGTAGTTACCTACGTTCGGGATTGCGACTATGTTGTAGTCACAAGACCCGATGGTTACACGACGATTGCGCGGGCTTATGCGACCTCGATTGAGACGGCATCGGTGAAGATCGCAGTCACTGACACAAGCAAGTATTTCCTAAGTGCAGGCGCGTGGGATGCGCTGCCTGCAATCGGCGATCACATCACCGTGTCTGGATTCACGGATGCGGCAAACAATGGCGTCAAGACAGTCACGGCGGCGGTAGCTGGAACAATCACTGTTTCGGAAACGCTTGTCGACGAAGTTGAAGGCGATACGGTTACGATAACTCGCGGCGGAATCGCAACAGGCGCGACGGTGTACGCAAACTACACCTACACGCCACTGACTTCCCGAACCTATACGTCGGGTGGGGCAACTTCCAAGACGGCAAGAATCGTTCGACTGACCAACACCGACGTCAATGACAAGACGTGGATCATGCTGGTGTATAAGGCGTATATCGGAGATGGGTTAAGCCTGGACTTCCCGGCAGATGATGACCGGAATCCTGTGCCATGTCCCATCACGTTGATAGGGAAGATTGACAGCACGAGAACTAGCGGTGAACAGCTATTCGGGATCACCGACACGCAAGACACAGACTAGCACGTAACGGGGCGGGGGAAACCTCGCCCCAATTAGGAGGCTTCAATGAGAGCAAAGCAGGATTCACAGGGCATCTACGATTTCGACGCACTGGTCATCGAACCGCGATTGGCACGAGTGGGCGGTGAAGTGGTTGACGTTTCCGTTATTCCCGTAGCCGTGACATTGGCAATGGCAAAACGGCAAGACATGAGCAAGGCCGATATGCTGGCTGCGGCTGAGAAGGATTCGGACGCAGAACTCAGGCATCTATTCCAGCTTGTTTCGGATGTCTGTATTGTGAGCAATCCGAAACTTACGCCGGACTTCCTCATGAAGCATCTGAATATGGCTAAGTTCTCAGCCTTTATGAAGTTCGTCCTTCAGCCGATGACCGACAAGGCCGAGGAGTTCCTTGAAGAGGGAAACGCAAAAACCGGCGAGACTACATCCGATTAGGCCGACTCGTCGGGGAGACAACAGGCTTGATGCACTGGGAGCCGCGAGTTGTTATGTGGGGAATGAATGTAGAGCAACTCGTATGGTGGTGGACACAGGCTTGGGCGTTACAGAACAGATTGAGAGGCGTTGATCCAGAAGCAAAGTTTGTCAAGGGCGGAGACTCGCCAGACAAGGCGGCTATCCGCGCTCTGTACGGATCAGGGAGCGTGTCAGTTTAAGGGGGAGGGGAGGTGATGGATGGCACTAGGTAACGTAGGTTCTATGGCAGTTGCCCTATTGGGCGACATGAAAGACTTCGACCGCAAGATGGACGGGGCGACAAAGAAAGTCTCGACCTTCGACAAGACTGTCGGCAAGATGTCTGCGTCTGTCACGAAGTATGCTAAGGCCGCTGCGCTTGCGGCCACTGCTGCCGTTGTTGCCTTTGGTGTTTCCGCTGTCAAGACCTTTGTAGAATTCGACACGGGCATGAGGGAAGTATTCACGTTGATGCCTGAGCTGTCTACTCAAGCCAGACAGGAAATGACGAAGGATGTAAAGGCGCTCTCTAAAGAGATTGCTGTCCTGCCTACCAAAGTCATTCCAGCTCTGTATCAAGCAATCAGCGCAGGCATTCCGAAAGAGAACGTCTTTGAGTTCATGGAGATTGCGGGCAAGGCTGCTATCGGTGGAGTAACGGAACTAGAAGTAGCAGTCGATGGTTTGACGACAGTGGTGAATGCCTACGGCTCTGAAGTTATTTCCGCGCAAGAAGCTGCGGATATCATGTTCACTACCGTCAAGGAAGGCAAGACAACCTTTGACGAATTGGCTGCCCGCCTGTTCCAGGCTGCTCCACTAGCTGCAAAACTTGGCCTTGAATTCCACAACGTAGCAGCAGCGGCTGCACAAATCACATTGAGCGGTGTCCCGATGCGCGTTGGCATGACACAGATTCGTTCGCTGTTGAATGAGGTTGCATTCGAGGGCAAGGAACTCAACAAGGTATTCGTTGAGGCTGCTGGCATGTCCTTCCCTGCATATCTCGAAGCCGGTGGAGACATCGCAGACATCGTGGAAATCTTGCAGGGAGCTGCCGACAAAGCGGGGATTAGTATAGCCGAGTTAACCACCAATATTCAGGCACAACAAGGATTGCTCAATCTGTCCGGCGTATCACTAGGCAACCTGCGCGAGATCCTAGACGAGATGGCAAACTCTGCCGGTGCGGCGGATGCGGCCTATGAGGAGATGGCAACGGGTATCCAATTTCAACTCAATGAGCTTGCTGTGTGGTGGGAAACCCTCAGGGTAGATATCGGAAAAGACCTCACTGAAAACCTGAAGGACTTGTTGTACTGGTTGGAGGAAAACCGAGAGGGAATTGGAAGTGCCATCAAATCAATCTTCGATGGCCTTATTGCGGGGCTCGAATGGTTACAGAGAAACGCAAGCGCAGTCAAGTCCGCCTTGATTACTATAGCAATAGGATTCGCTGCGGTTCGCTTCGCGATTGATCCTCTCAGCGCGTCTATTGGATTACTGACTGGGGGTATCGCTCTTTTCATCATTGGAGTTGAAAGTTCTGCAAAAGAGATGCTCAATGCGGAAGTTGCTGCTGCTGCTTTGAAAGATGGGTTAGATAAGGTTGCTAATAAAACGTCGGAATTGGATCTTGCGTTAGCATCCCTTTCCCTCTCTCTCAGTATAATACCAGGATTAGTGGGCGACGCCGAAAAGACAGTATCTATCTATATCAATGCTGTTTCTACGGCGGCGGCTGAGTTGCTTAATGTGGGGCAATTATCCGAAGACACTTATAAGGCAATTGTTGCTGGACTCATTCGCATTGGCGAAGAGATGAAGGATGTGCCCGTTGGAGAGGCGGCCATCGAAGCGAAAATTGCGATTCTTGCTTTGCTAGAAGCTCTTGCTGAAAACGATGAAGGTGCTCAAAAGCTAATCAATACATGGCTTGGGTTATCCGAGACAGCAGAAACCGTCGGCGATGAGATTGAAGATACGACGAAAGACATCGAAGACATGGTGGCTGCTTTCACGACGGTTGAGATTGAAGCCGCTGAGAAGGCGCTAGAAGACCTAAGAGCTGAATTAGATAATACCGAAAAGGGAAGCTTAGATTATATCGTTGTTGTAGAAAAGATTCGCTCGGAGTATGCAAAGCTGATCGCGGCTGAGGAAGCAGTTATAGGCCAGAGTAAAGATGTATCCGTGAGGCTGTTGGAACTCATAGCGCTTTATGAAAAGCTTGGTATTACATTAGAGGACAGCACTGACGATGTGAAGGTGTGGGGAGAAACATATCGCGACATTGTTTCGTCTACAGTCGCGGATATGCTATGGGATTTTGCTACGTTCCATCGAAAAACAGAAGACGCAGAAGAAGATCATCAACGAAGGATGCAAGACATCATAGAGGAAGGTTTCAAGGATATGGCGAATGCCATTATCCAATCCGGCCTGGACAAGGCCGCAGAGTGGGCGATTGATCAAATATGGAACATCGCATTTGAATCAGAACTTGCGGCTGAGTCAGCCAACACCGCATTGGCTGGAATTGGAGCCGGAATTAGCCTATCGCCTGCACTTGCATTTCTCGCTCCACTGGCCTATGGACAAACAGATCCAGCAAAGACGCACCAATTTGGGCAACAATTGGATGAATCTATTAGAGAACTGATCAGTCTGATTCCTTTCTTCGACATAAGGAATGCGGAAGTGGCACCGTCTTATGCACTAGGCGGCGTTGTACCCGGCCCAATCGGTGCGCCTCAAATGGCAATCGTTCACGGCGGCGAGGAAGTTCTAACGCCAGAAGAGAGGGCAGCGGGCGCACTTGATTACGAACTCATGGGCGAGGCGGTCTATGCGGGGACATACGATGCCATGGCGGAAATCGCGGGAGAGAAACGGAGTACAGGATCAGCGCCGGATCTCTTGACACGACTTGCTCAGGCGCTCTATGAGCCACTACAGGCAGAGGACGAACGGCGAGGAGGCACACTATGAGCGTTGCCGGCAGATTGTGGCTAGGCGTTGAAGACTCAGAAACGCTATTCGAGTCAGGGTGGAGTGCCTTGCTGGAAGAGGATTACGTTATCGAACGAAGGGGCCGAGTGGCAAACGGCGACCTTGTGATGGATAGGATAGCCACGAAAAAACGCTTCAAGCTGACGTACTCGGTGATGAATCAAACGACGCTTGACAATCTGATGACGGAATACAATCGAGGCTCGACGCTCAACTTCAAGGTAGAGCGTGATGATGATTCGATTGACGAATACACGGTAGTCTTCAAGCCGTTCAAGAGGACGCGCTTGCTGGCGATGGATCAATGGCTCTGGAAAGGGGCCACGTTTATCTTAGAGGAGGTATAGGATGCCGGAGATGGAAAAGGCTGGGGATGGGATTGTAGCCGGTGCTGGTGCAGTTACGCTGATAACGGCGAAAGTATATTCTGGCCCGAACGGTACGGGTGAGTTGTTGGCTGATCTCGGAACGATAGTAGGACCGCGGACGAAGGCAGAGGCGCGTAAGACGCAGAGGAAGCTGGCGGAATTGAAAGCCCGCCGCAAGAGGATAGAAGGAAAGGAGATGAAACATGGCTGATGTTGCAATTGTAACGACAGCAGGATTGACTTTGATTACAACGGCGTTGGTAGCATTGGCGGCTATTGCGCCGAAGTGGGCACAGTGGGGCGTTGGAACTACACCGCCTGTTGTGGGCAATACGGACCTTGAAACGAAAACGGGTTGTAACGAAGCGCGCGTGAACGATGATTACGCAGTTGCCACCACGACCTTGACAGATGACTCAGTTGTTGCCGGTGCGTTGATCACAAAAGCAACAGCAGGTGCGGCGATTACCGAAGTTGGATTGTTCAATGCGTACGATGAAACCGAACCGCCTACGGGTGATACGATGTTCATGCGGGCGACGTTTGACGCGATTAATCTGGTAGTCGGCAACTCGATTGACTTCACGATCACTGTCAAGTTCGATCCGGACATACTATAGGGTAGCGGTCGCGGGATTCTATTCAGGGTCCCGCTCATGGAGGTGAGAGATGACGACCATTGCTGCGCCTAGCGTGAATCAGTGCCAGAGCACATTGGCGGCGAGCTACACGCGGGGAACGGATACCACTATTACGCTAGTTGATGGGACTCTGTTTCCTAGCCCGACTCCGCTAGGCCATGTTATCTACATCTACAATGCAGATGAAACAAAGTGGTGTCTTGTCATTTACACGAGCAAGGCGACCCACGTGCTGACGATGGGTGGCGGTGCGACTGACTACGCCTTGGCGAAGAACGTCAGTGTCGGTGATGAGGCTTACGAATTCCCGATTGGCTGTGTTGTTGAGTTGGTGTGCGCGGTTGATGAGATCGCGCTGTTATTCTCAGATAAGGTAAGCAAGACACTGTTTGATGCTAACACGATCCTTGCGGCGAATACAGATGATACCCCCGCAGCGGTAACGGTTGCAGAGCAGAGGCTTGTTGGCAGGATCACGGCGGGAAACATTGACGATCTAACACCAGCTCAAGTTATGGCCCTTCTATCGGGGCAGGCAGGGGCCGCTTTTGACTTTGCCGATCAGAACTTAACGAATGTCGGGACGGTCGCTTTAGATGGAGGGCAGATAGCCTTTCCTGCCACAGCAGTTCCAAGCGCAGATGCAAATACCCTCGATGACTATGAAGAGGGTAGCTGGACTCCTGACCTACAGTTTGGTGGTGCCAAGGTTGGTATCACCTATTCTCAGCAAGCCGGATTCTATACAAAGGTGGGGAATGCCGTGACAATATCTTCTGTCCTCCAGCTAACTTCTAAGGGGTCATCAAACGGCAATGCTGAAGTAAAGGATTTGCCGTTTACGCTCGCTGATGCGTGGGGGTCAAGTGTTCCTCTAATGATATGGCCGGACAAGATCTCATTCGCTGATTATCCGATTGGTTTCTCAAACAAAAATACAACGACAGTCATCATGCACGAGATCACGAATGCCGGTGTCCGAACAAATATAACTGACGCAGATTGGGCCAACGATTCGGAACTTGTCCTTTCTGGCGTCTATATGACTGACTAGGACATAAAAAGGGGGGGCGATGAACAAACAACAAAAATTTCACCACTCAGTCACGGAGAATGGACACATCCAAGTGCGCTTACTCACTGAATATACGGAAGGCGACGAAGTGATAAGCCAGAAATACGGCGACCCTATGACGCCAGCAGACACCTCAAACATGGTCGGATGGGATGATGTGTCAAAGGATATTGTCGCCGCGATCACTGACGAGAAGGTGCTGGCTGATTTTACTATTGAGCATCAAGAGCCTGTGGGCGAGGGGATTGAAGAAGTCGTCACTTACGATCGCACCCTGGACGATTTGGGACGAATATCGATCCGACGCATCACTCGCATTTATGATGATGGGATTGAGGTGTCTAAGAAATACCATAGATCATGGATTGCACCAGGGCAAGATCCGAGTGGTGCGGATGTCATGTCGAAAGCCCTTGCCAAGAAAATCCACACATCTGAAGTGATCGCTGCTTACGATGCAGCGATCACTTCAGAGTCGAAAGCCCTTGCCAAGAAAATCCACACAACGGTGAAAGTATAGGTGATTTGTGTACGGACGCAATCGATATGGGACAACAAGGTATGGCGCAGCAGGCGGACGGGCTGGCATATTTACCAAAGCCCTCTCTGCCGTTGTCAATGTCTCGGGATCGGTTGCGCGTGCGGTAGGTAAGCCCATCACCGGAACTATCAACGTATCCGGCACAGTAGCGCGAGCGATTGCGAAAGCCCTAGCAGGAACGGTCAACGTCTCTGCGTCGCTGACCAAGATGAAGATATTCCACAAGGCTCTCACGGCTGCGGTTGAAGCATCAGTGACCGTAACCAGAGCAATGACAAAAGCGCTGTCAGCAACAGTCAACATCCACGGCACGGTAGCGCGTGCGATGACAAAAGCACTGACTGCGACGGTCAACATACATGGCACCGTAGCCAGGGCGATGACGAAAGCGATCACGGCAACGGTAAACATACATGGCACGGTTGAGCGTGCAATGACAAAAGCCCTGACAGCCACAGTCAACATCGTGGCATCGTTGACCAAGATGAAGATATTTCACAAGGCTCTCGCCGCTACAGTTGAAGTCTCTGGCGCGGTCCAGCGTTCAATCGGAAAAGCAATCACGGCAACGGTAAACATCCACAGCACAGTCGGACGGGACATATCGAAAGCCCTTGCAGCCGTAGTCAATATCTCTGCGGCTGTTGCGCGAGAAACCGGGAAGATCGTCGGCGGCGGTGTTGAGATTGTTGCGACAGTTGGAAGGGTCATTCACAAATCGATCATGGCCACGGTCAACGCGGGCGCTACAGTTGCACGTGAAGCCTACGATATGGCTTACGAGATGAACAAGACGATTCGGACCATTCTCGCCAAGGTTCAGATCACCTACACCGATCCGTTTTTCTCAGCCGGAATTGAGGCCGAAGCTACTGAGACGGGCAGATACACATACCCTACCCAGACTACGGATAACGTGCAGACAGAGGCTTTTAAGTGGTTCTCACTTCACAGAAACACGCTTGACGGGACGTTTCACCCGCTGCCGTCTAATCAGGAATACAGTGTAGGATGGTGGGGCGCAACTCTCTCCAACGCAGTGACCGGGGCATTCACGCCGGGGAGTCAGCTTCTGACCATCACTCACACGGCGCGCACGATTGAGAGTCTGTTGGTTGTTGGAGACGATAAGCTGGAAGAGTATCCCGTTGATTTTACCGTTCGCCTATATTCGACTGGCGATGTTTTGGAATACACCAAGGTCGTAACTGAGAACGCGCTTGTCACCTATGAGTTTGACTGCCCTGATCAGGCTGACATCGTGAAGCAAACTCTTGACGTTCTGAAGTGGAGCCGCGTTTCATCAGTGTGTAAGATTTCTCAGTTCTACACGATGCTTGAGGAGACTTACACCTCCGAGGACGGCGAGCTATTCGGTGTTCGTGTGTTGGAAGAAATGGAATACTCTGAACCGACGATTCCGCAAGGGAATATCTCAGCTAACTCGATCAGGATTAGGCTGAATAACATTGACCGCCTGTTCACGGATGGTAACTATCATTCGCGGCTGTCTGGGATGTTGTTGAACAACAGAGCAATCAAAGCATGGCTCGGATGCGATTGCAGATCAGGTGTCCGGGCATGGTTCCCGCTTGGGACGTTTTATAGCCGTGACTGGAAAGCGCCCGAGGGTGAGGCGTGGGCTGAGGTTACTGGCTACGATATGCTTGACAGGTTGAAGCAGACAGAGTTCTCCACCTCGGAAGTCTACACGGATGTCACGCTGCACGATCTCGCCGTGACTGTGATGACTGACGCGGGGTTGACTTCTGCCGATTGGGACATTGATGCCGCGCTAGACACAGCAGACTATACAATCCCTTACGCGTGGTTCTCTCCGATGTCTCACAGAGAAGCCCTGAGGAGGATCGCAGCGGCGGCGCTTGGGCAAGTCTACTGTAATCGTGATGGCATTGTAGTCATTGAGATTTACGAAGCGGCGGCAGCTACGACGCATGATTTCGAGTTCTACGAAGGCAACTTCTTTGACATTGACCACCCGCTTGATTGGTCGAAGATGATCAACTCAGTACAAGCTAGAGCAAATCCGCGAGTAGCCTCTGCTCTGCAAGACATCTGCTTGGACACTGAGACATTCACTGTGCCAACCGGAAGCTCGGTATCCAAGACACACTTCTTTGACTTCACGCCGTGTGTCGATGTAGCGGACAATCCTGCTGCCTGGGTATTTGTAAATCCGGGCGGCAACGTAACTTGCACGGCGGTTACCACCTACGCTTGGGGTTGCGTTGCCACTTACGAGAATGGCAATGGTGGAGATGAAACAGTTACTTCGGTAACGATCCAGGGCAAACCGTTAGAAGTGCAAGGTGGCAGGATAGTAGAAGCCGAAGACGCAACCAGCATCGCATCAAACGGGCGACAGACTTTGAGTTCGCCCATCACCTCTGAGTTCTGGCAGACGGAAGCCCAATCACAGGCAGCGGCGGACGCTTTGTTGGCATCGTGGAAAGATCCTCTTCGCAATGTACAGATCAAAGCGCGGGGGAATATCGCGGAGCTTCTAGGTGATCGCATCATCGCCCCTGACTACAGCGACGAAGTGACTAGCGAGTTCTCACTTGCGCGGCAAGACATCAACTACGACGGCGGCATGGAAGTGATGATTACCGGGCAGAACATCATCGGCGGACATACGATCTATCACAAGTCACTGGCGACTACGCTGAATGTGGAGCCTTCGATTGTGGTTGCGCCGAATCCTCATGAGGGCGGGATTGAGATCTCTGCATCAGTCGAGCGAGTTATCAGCAAGCAAATAATGGCGACAGTGAACGCAGCCGGAACGGTTGGAAGAGAGACAGCCAAGGCGCTTGCGGGAACGGTAAACGTGGGCGGGGCGATAGACAAGATGAAGATATTCCATAAGTCCTTGACCGGAACGGCGAATGTAATTGGAACTGTCAATTAGGAGGAGATCATGGCTTGGACAGCACCAAAGATAGATTGGAGCGCAGAGAACGGGGTAGCGTATGGCGACCTCAATGAGATAGGTGAGAATCTCGTTTACCTGAAAGAGCACGCCGATGCAACGACGGGAGTTCACGGCGCGGTATCGGCAGCGACGGCGAGCAAGATCCTTATCCGCGACGCAGAGGGACGCGCAAAGGTTGCCGCCCCAGATGAGGAAACTGACATCGCCTTGAAGTCGGACGTGACCACAGAAGCAACAGCGAGGGCGAGCGCGGATACTGTACTAAGCGATGCTATTACAGCCCTTGATGAGGCAAAGGTGGACGTGGGCGGCGACACGATGACAGGCCCGCTAATCGGAGACTTCCCCGACACGAGTTACACGACGGCGATGGTCAGGAACATCAAACTGCTGACTTCTGTTCCGGGTGCGGGCGATCTCGAAAATGGTGAGATAGCTATGGTTTACGAGGTATAGAATGGCTGAAGGCAAGTACGTAAAAATCGGCGGGGCGATCAAACAAGTTGTCGGGGAGTATGCCAAGGTCGGCGGCGCTATCGTGACCGGCACAATCAACGCGGTAGACATTGATGGCATCAAGCAGATCACGTTGGCCGAGGCCGACCGTTATATCTATACCTCTGAGTCAGTCAATGATGAACTATACCGAATCACCGATACCGGCGTAGAGGATTGGCACTATGATCTAGCAGATGCGCTTGCTGTTGCCGTGAACTCTGATGGGGAATCCTACTGGTGTGTGGGCACAACGCTTGTAAAGCTCTACGCTGATGGGTCGTTCGCATGGTCCCACGCTGGATGGGCAGAGACATCATTGGCCGTTGCGCTAGAGAACAGACTTGGAGTCACCTATGTGTATTACTCTGACTTCGGCGGCGGTGTCATTTGCTTGCGCGATAATGGAGCCTCCTCTTCTGATGTGTGGTCTGTGAATGTGGACATCACATTCACTCCGCCGGTGTACGCGTTGGCGGTTGATGCCGCGAATGGTCTTGTATATGCCGGTGTTGGAGTTGCTGCTGCATCGAAAGGGGTGTGGCGCGCGGCTGTAAGTACAGGCACATTCGTCAAGATATTCTCAAGCTCATATCACATTATGGCATTGGCGTGCGATACATCCGGGAGGGTTTATAGCGGGGATTCTCATAGTAACTATAACAAACTCAGCTCGGATGGATATGTGTATTGGACGAAGACGCGCGGCGACGCCATTCACAGCATAGAAATTGCTCATAACGGTTACGGATATTTCACCTGCGAGTCCGAGAAAAAGGTGTGCAAGTTTGAGCCCTCGACCGGGGTCACTATCTGGGAATACACGCCGGGGCTGTCGTCTTATGCCTATGCGTGCGCGGTCGATGCCGAAGGGAATGTCTATGTTGTTTATCGGTACCTTGCAGGTTCATCCGGCAACTTCATCTATAAAGTAGACAAGAACGGAAACTATGTGACGAGATGGCAGTCTTACGTGAACGTGAAATTCTACGGGATGGCGGCCACGCCTGGATTAGAGGCGGCGGGTTTCTAAGGAGTCAGCATGTGGGAGACAATAGGAGATTTCATCGGGGCGGTTGGCTTTCCTGTGTTCGTGGCGACGTTCGTTCTAGTGAGGCTCGATCCAGCAATACGGAAACTCACAAATGCGATCACATCGAATACAGTGGTAACAGCTAAGAGCAATGGCATGTCCGCGACGGACGTAAAGGATATCATCAAGGCGGTGAGGGAGTCGGACAGTCGGAATCGCCACAGACGGGCAGAGGACCGCATCGACGATGGTTTTGCGTCAAAGGATGAATGAAGTATAATCTTGGCATACAAGGGGGCGACGCATGTTCATTCTGACTTCGGCGTGGAATTGGATCAAGGAGCAAGGACTGGAATTGATTGTGGTCCTTGTGCGGAAACAGGGCGCGGCTTTAGCAATCAAGCTATTGGCGAAAGTCGATCCCCTCAAACTGGCCGATGACGTTCGGCCTCATCTGCGGAAACTCTTCGAGGTAACCGGCCCGGATTGGCAAGCTGCTTTTGCTGCCGGATGGCGGAAAGTGAATGACTTCGTTGAGAGTTTGCTGGCAGATCCTACAGTAGGAATCTAGGAGGAAATATGAAACGACGGATACTATCGCTATTGATGACAGCAGTTCTATCGGCGGTCGCTTTTGCAGGACCAAGTATCAATCCATATTTCGAGATCGAGAACGTGGGGATAACAGCAGCGCCCACTCTGGAGGTTGGTGCGATTGTCGAGGGGGTTCTTGCCGACGCATGGACGATGGACATGGGCTTTGAGTATTTCGACAAGAATATCCTAAACGCAAATCGCAAGTTCAACTTGGACTTCGACGCGAACGTATACTTCAATCAACGAGCAACGATCAACCAAACGGGTAGTCTTGCTTATGGCTGCTCGCTAGCTATATTCCAGACAGCCACGTACAAGTCGCAATATCCTGTGCAATACAAACTTATTGCCAGAGAACCTGGGTTTATGCTTGAGGGGTATGTGGGGCCGCTGGCGTTGTGGGGAGGGGCATCCTTCCCTTGGGATGGGACCAACTGGCTTACTTTCAAGCCTACACTTGGCATCAGGGTTGACTTCGACATCGAGTTGTAAATCGGTCTTCTTCATCGAAGGCCTCCTTGCGCAGTCGCGGGGGTAGAACGAGAGCTGCCCCTGCGCTGCATTCTCGTACTGGGAGGTGCGAAATGAAACGCAAACTACTGTTTTTCCTATTCCTTTCCTTTCTACTAACCGGATGCACTTTGATTCCGGATAGTGGTGTAGGGGTACTTACTCTGTCTGCTCCTGAATCCGGATACCCTCCGCTTGAGGCGATGTTGATTGCTTCTGGCGTGGGAGATGGACAATACGCGTTCACGGTTGAGGGCAAGACCTATGTACAGACGAGCAACAAGTTGATAGTGACGATACACAGTCTGCCTTGTACTGTTGAGGTGGCCTGGGAAAGTAGTGACGGCGATTACCAGACGGCGACGGCCAGGATTGGGCTGGAGAACACTGGGCCTGTGATCGGGCTTCCTCGGTTAAACGGCATCGAGGATCTTTGGTGGATACATCCACGACAGCAATACACTGTAACATTCCCGGACACCTACGATCCGCAGGGCGGTGATGTAACGCTGGTTAATGTGACGGTATTTAACACGGGTCAAGGCGAAGAGAACTCGGTGTTCTGTCCTCCTTATGAGGGCATGAATCCCCCGAAGCCTGATGTGTATCACGTCGAGACGGGGCAAGGAACGCTTGAGAATGCCTTCATGTTCTTTGCTATCTGGAATGCGCCGATTGATGTAAGCTTGAATGTCTTCGCTCGGTGGAAGGCGAACCGTGCGTATGTCGTTGGAGATCTGGTGCGGAAGGATGGCGTTGCCTATCGGTGCAAGCAAAACACCGCAACCAAGGCTCCTCCGGCGAAGGCTTACTGGGCGAACATCGGCCCGGTTGTTGTCGGGACGGACCGCCCATACTCGCCTCCTGATTGGTCGGTTGGTGGAGGTTATCCGGGTGGAGGAACGTGCGGGCTGGAATGGCCCAAGGACGCTATTCCGTTTGGCATGACCGTAATCACTGCAACGTTTGAGGATGAGATGGGCGCAACAACTACTGAGTCGTGGTCAATCCCTACAACGTCTTATCCGGGGTGCTGACATGATCTGGCTGATGCTTGAGGGAATCATACTGGCGCTGATAGGCATGGCGATCGGCCTACTGGCCGGTCTGCTGATAACTGGAACGCTTTAAGCCTCCCTTCCCTATAGGGAGGGACTGAAGTTTCGCTTGCGGGGATGGGTTCGCACGCCCATCCTCGTTTCTTTTGCGCTTGACATCCTTGTTGAAATAGTGTACGCTTCGAACGTAAGACAAGGAGGCAAGACGATGAACGAAGCGAAGTTTACCAAGGGACCGTGGGAAGCAGAGATCTACCCGGACTCGCTAGAAGCTCAGGTGATTGCGCCCATTTGCGGGACAGAAGCAACGGAAGAGATTGCATGGATTGGCGAGGTGGGATTCAAAACTCAATCAGATGCCAACGCCCATCTCATCGCCGCCGCGCCAGAGATGTACGAAATGCTTTTGATCGCAGAAGGGTACGCTTTAGCCAACAAACACAATGCAGCGTTGGCCGAAGCTATCGGTGAAGTCCTCGCCAAAGCCCGAGGCGAATCATGACGCGCCCCGAGATCCGCGAGCAGATCAACCGGCTTGAGGCGAAGGCCGAATCCGCACGAGAGATTGGCGACCGAGCGAAGCTGTATCGCACGCTTTGCGCGATCGAGGAGCTACAGGAAGCGGCGGGAGTTCAGCCGCACGAGTTCGGAGGTGAGGCGGGATGAGTGATCTATTCGGCTTCCTCGACCATATCGGGAATTATGACGAACGGCGCGTCGCTCAATATCAAGACGAGAGAGATGAGCGGCTCTACATATCGGCAGCAGCGGTGTTCGATAGCGATGATCCCTTTGAAACGGCAGTGGCTCATCCGAGATATCACGATGGCGAGTTGATAATCGTAGAGACTTACGCGACAAAAGAATTAGCCGAAGCCGGACACTCTAAATGGGTTTCCAAGATGACCGCCCCCGTTTTGCCCGAAGAGTTGGTTGGTGTGAGCACATGCGGCTTGGCCGATCTATGCGTAGAAATGGGCGCGGATATGCGCTTCCCGATACAGGAGGAATCATGACCAAGTACAACGAAGACTTCAAGACCATCGGCCAGCGAATCCGGGCAGCGCGTGAGGCCAATCGCTGGACGCAAGCCGTCCTCGCGCACAAGATGGGCTACAGCGTGACGTATGTGAGTAACGTGGAGCGCGACGTATACAAGGGCGGGCCGTCGGGGCGAGCGATCCGGGCATTCGAGACGGCGCTGGGAAGCAAGCTGACGAAGTAAGGAGGGCGATGATGGACGGATTTATCGTTCACAAGAGAATAGACGAAGAGATCGAGATATCGCCGCAAGAGATGGCTAAGCTCTTTGCTGAAGGGGACTCAACCCAGCAAGCAGCTTTTTTGAATGAGGCATTCCAGGCTATGTTCGCTTGGGGTGATGCTCGTGACGTCTTCCAGATTTCATACATCGTAAAAGATCTCTCGCCTATATCCAAGCATTTACTGCGTGAGATGGTCGCGCACATTGAAGACGAGGAGGCCCCATGAGCTATCCAGGCTACGAACCAGTGAAGATCCTCGATACGTTCGCCAAGATCGACGGCCAGCAAGTCTTCTACAGCGCGAGCCGGGAGGAGTATTCCATCGAGCGCGACCACCGGGAAGACGATCAAGCCCATCTCGCGCCGCTCACTGAGGTTGAGCAGGAAGTTTTCAACGAGCTGCTCGCGTTTGAGAAGCGCGTACGCGACACGCACGACCGTCACGATGATGACGGCAAGGAGGATGGACGATGAAGCGATACGAGAAATGTAATCTCACTGAGAAGGAAGCGATTGAATTACTCAGCAAGCACAAAGCGTGGTCGGTCCAAGAGATCAGCGGATCAACCGTAAGAATTGACGTAGACGGGCGACTGTTTGAGATCGGGATGGCCTTTTGGAGCGAACTCAAGGAGGCAGAATGAGCATGGATGATAAGAAGTATACGATTAACGGCAAGCTGGCCAGCGCCCGCGAGATTATACAAGAAGCGCGAGATCTGGACGATTCTTTTGGGAGGGATGGCATCCTATCCACGTCTGAGGCGGCGTCAATCCTACGACAACATGGGATGACGGTAGGCAACAAGGAGGCAGAATGAACCTTACCGCTGTTGGAGAGAAGTTGACGGACGCAAAGCTACTTGATCGCGTGGACGAGTTCAACGCGAAGATGGTCCGCATCATGGATTCAATCGGCTATCTTCAGAAGGACGCGACAATGACGGGAAGTTTGTTCTCGTATACCTACGCTACCGCTCGCAAGGTGCTGGACAAGGTCCGCGACGAATGCGCGAAAGAAGGTATCAGCGTAGAGAGCGAATCGGACATCGTGGAGTTCCACATTATCGGAGCAAAGTCGCTCGCTGTGGTGAAGACCTCTCTGTTCTTTACGGACGGCATCTTCATCGCAAGGGCGCAGGGGCTGGGGTCCGGCATTGACTCCGGCGACAAGGCTGTGATGAAGGCCAACACCGCCGCGATCAAGTACGCCTGTTCTGGCAAGTTCCTCATCTCCTGGGGTGACGATCCAGAGGCATCAGGTGAGGACGATGACCTATCCATCCGAGATGCTATCGAACATTGGCTGAACGAGTGCGAGAAGGCCAGCAACACTGATGCTAAGACGTTCGCTCCGTGGTGGAAGGAAGTGGGAGCCAAGGTCAAGGCCGACTGTGGAAAGGAAGGCGCGGCGCAAGTACATGATGCGTATGCCACCTATCTGAAGCGGCTGAAAGCTGAGTCCAATGATCCAGCATAGCCACGACCAATACTCCGAGGAATGGTGGGAGGCAAGACGTGGCCTCCCCACCGCCTCACAGTTCAGCAAGATCGTAACCAGCAAGGGTGAGCCGTCCAAGCAACGCACAGCATATCTCTACGAGCGTGCTGCTGTTCGGATAACTGGTATCTACAAAAAAGGCTTCCAGTCCGCAGCAATGCAGGAAGGCCACGACCGCGAGGCGCTGTCTCGCATGATCTACGCGATGGAGCAGGAAGTCTCGGTTGATGAAGTCGGCTTCTGCATCAGCGATTGCGGGCGATGGGGTGCGTCACCTGATGGGCTTATCGGCTCGGACGGTGTGCTTGAGCTTAAGAACCCGGATGCCAAGACGCACGTTGGCTATCTCATCAAGAACAAGTTGCCGTCGACCTACGTTCAGCAAGTTGCCGGACAGTTGCTTGTAACCGAGCGATTATGGTGTGATTTTGTCAGCTACTCGCCAGGATTGCCATTGTTTATTCTTCGCGTTTATCGCGATGACATATTTAACGACAAGCTACAGACGGCGCTCGTTGAGTTCTGCAATGAGTTGGAAGAGGTATGCAATGAGATAAGAGGTATGCAATGAGATTGAAAGTCGTGTATAATCTATGTGCGAAAGGCCCAACCCGTGGGCCATACGCGCCCGTCCTACAGACGGCGCGGGCCTTCGCACTAACTACTGTAGGAGGTAGGGTTATGACAAAAGCACAAGACAAATCAATCCCAAACGAACGATGGTTGCCTGTTGTTGGCTATGAGGGGTGGTATGAGGTCAGCGATCATGGGAGAGTACGCAGAAAGAAACCTGGTGGCGGATCGTTCATCAATAAGATCTTGAGGTCGGCAGCAAGTAGCAGAGGGTATCTGCACGTCGATCTATACAAGCACGGCAAGAATAAGATATGCAGCGTTCATCGCCTAGTCGTTGAATCATTCATCGGCCCTTATCCTAAAGGGTTTGAAACCAATCACATAGATGGGGTCAAGACAAATAACTGTCTTGCTAATCTGGAATGCGTCTCGTCTTCACAGAACAAAATACACGCACCGGGATTCATGCCAGACTACGGAGGCTTCGAGGCTGGTATGAGAAGCCGCAACGAGATTATTGGGATCATCAATCGTATCCGCTGCCTGAAGGACAACTAATGCCCTGCGTAAGCTTGCCAAGCGGAAAGCAAGGTGTCCCAGACGGGGTTATATGTGGCTTCCACCCTGTCTACGAGTTTGACGGCTACCTGTTCGAGGTGCATCGCTATCATGGCCCGACGCCATTGAGGCGCAAGGACCACGAGCCGCGACTGAATATCCCGGCTGGATTCTGGGATATGTGGAAAGTGTTCGATGCGTTACCGGACGCCGCGAAACGCGCGTGTTTGTTCAAGGAGGATTGATGCGTCTATATGTCGCGAAGATATTTTGCAAGACGATGGAGGTGGATAGCAATCTGCCGTTAAAGATTCCCAAGCTAAAACTTAAGTGGGCGAATGGACAAGTCGGGGCATTGCCGGTATTCGCAACGAGGAAAGTCGCTGAAGAATGGGCGGGCAATCCGGCCTTGGTGCTTGAGATAGAAACAGAGGAGGGCTAATGCCGACACATGGTTTGCTGAAGAAAGTCTGGGATAATAAAGGCCACTGGGGATTGGTCATCAACGTTGACGACCACGGCGAACACAAGCTGAACCTATGGGACAAGAAGTACGCCGGAATCGACTCGGAAAACAATCCAGCCATCTGCGACGTTCACACGATGGAAGGGCAGCGCGTCGTGTATACCGCGAAGAAGGGCAAGCTCAAAGACGACTCAACAACCGAACGCTGGCCCGCGACCATCGAAGAGATAGGGCTGGAAACACCCACTGAGAAGCCCTTAGACGAACAGAAACCGGCTCAACCACCTGAACCAGTAGAAGCACCCAATGAAGACGAACTAAGGCGACTGACGCTGGCGGCGATTGACGCTGAGGTGAAGGCACACGAGACGCGAATAGCGTTGATCAACGCGCAGTCAGGCGCAGTGATGGCGCTATTGGATTCCCGCCCATGATCTTGTACAATCTAATAGCGGGCGAGGAACCGGAGCCTTGCCCTGCAAGTCGCTTCATTACTGGGGTGACTCGCCCGCGTACTCTACCAGTAAGGAGTTGATGTGGCATGAGCAACCAACGTGGATACTTCGGGATAGGAATCTATCATCCCAAGTTTGAAGAGAATGTCGGCGGCCTGTGGCGCAGCGCCCATGCACTAGGAGCGGCATTCATCTTCACCATCGGGGCGAGATACAAACATCAACCGACTGACACGACCAAGGCGCAGCGACACATCCCGCTGTTTGAGTTCAACACATTGGCGTATTTTATCTCTAGCAAGCCGCGAGATTGTGCGCTAGTGGGAATAGAGATCGAATTTAGATCTGTCCCGCTTGGGCGATTCTGTCATCAAGAACGCGCAATCTACATTCTTGGCGCAGAGGACACGGGCCTTGCTGATGCGAGCGAACTATGCGACAACATCATTGAGGTGCCCTCAACCTATTGCTTGAACGTTGCCACAACTGGCGCAATCGTCATGTATGATCGGAGCTTGGGGCGCGACCATGGCATACGGTGAAGTTCAGGGGAAAACCTGGAGAAGTCCATCAATTCGCGGCCTTTCCGATTCTGAAAAACTCGCATGGTCCTATCTGCTTTCCAACCAACACTCGAACATGCTCGGATACTATCTGCTGCCTTTGCCCTACATGGCTGATGATCTTGAATGGCCACTCGAACGCGCGACGCAATCCATCGTGGCGCTTGAGCGTCGAGGGCTTATCGCTTACGACCAAGCGGCGCAGGTAGTGTTCGTCTGCAAGTACCTGAAATACAACTGCCTTTCGAGCGGAAATCGAGCAACGGGCGCACTCTCTCGACTTGAGAACATTCCAGAAAGTCCGCTGTCAAATCGCTTGCTTGCTGCTGTGAATGAATGGCATCCACGATTGGTGGAGATTAGAGAGTACCTGGGTTCTGGTAATGGCAACGAACCGCTATTTGATCTAATCGAAGGTTCAAAGAAGAGTCTTGCCGGTGTCTCGCCAAAGTCACAAGTTATAGATACAGTTATAGCTATAGGTACAGATGAAGTTGAAGCAGTAGAGACGTTCAACACTCGCAAGAATCGAAAACTGACCGGACGCAAGCTGGAATGGTTCAAGGAATTCTGGGACGCCTTCGGATACAAGAGCGGGAAAGCCGCCGCTGCTGATTCGTGGCTAGACATCAAGGGGCTCACTCGGGGATTGGTTGATACGATAATTGAGGGGGCAAAGAAGGAAGCTATCCGCAGGAAGACATTGAGGCCCGATCAGACACCGAAGATGGCGCAGGGCTGGTTGACGGATAGGCGCTGGGAAGACGACTACACGCCGAGCAAGAACGGGAGGAAGCCTGGTGAGTGGACGCAGGGAGAACGTATGGCTGACGACCCTACCCTAACAGCAAGAGAAGCGGCGCGGGTAGCTATGGCGCACGACCCGATGGTGTATGACAAGGGAACAGCAAGAGAACGCAAGGAGGATCATGAACACTGAGCTGCTGAAGGAGGATCATGGGCCAGAAAAGTGACATTCTAGCGGCCCTGAAGAATGGCGAGAAGCTGACGCGCCTAGACATCCTGAATCGCTTCGGGTGTATCGAAGGCGGGGCGCGAATCACCGAGCTAAGGCAAGATGGCTACCCGATTGAGACGGAGACGATTCACTGGACGACCGAGAGAGGCGTGAAGAAATCGTGCGCCCTGTGGAGCCTGGACAAGTCGGGGCAGATGACGCTGGTTTGACGGCGTGTACATGGTATGGTATACTATGTTGACATCCTTGGGGGGGTGAGATTATGGCAAAGAAACGCTACACAACTTACCTCGACGAGCGGCACATCGAGACGTTGCGAGAGATTTACGAAGACACCGGACTGCACGCAACTCACTTGATTGGCATCGCGTTGGATAGATTCTTCATTGAGATTAGGAGACAGAGCGAGCCGATAGTGCCGCCTGTTGGGATGGAATTCCTGCGAAGCAAAGGACGAGAGCAAGGAGGCGTGATGGCAGATTACCGCGACTTATGTGCAAGCTGCGTGGTGAAGCCAGCATGTGAGGTTGAAGATGCCGATCA